ATTGCACTCCAGTCAGCAGAGATACCATCCATGCCAATAGATTCTGCTCGGTCTGCTTCCCAATAGATATGAGTTTCATGGGCGTCCATAATCTTTTTTAGTAATTCCATATCTAACTTAACATTCCCACCATCAAATGGAAATAACAATTTGTTTGTAAGATTCCCTGATGCATCTCTTACTTTAACAGCATTGCCCGCCGCATCCTTCACTTCCATATTAAATTGCCAAGCATAGTAAATATCTAGTCCAAACTCATGGCCTGTTTGGGTAATGAAGTCTACCTCTTCATCGGTTATATGCTTACTTACATGAACAACTTCCCAGTCCCCTTCATCTGACCAACCACTAAAATTGTAAATTTGTACAGTTGTAACTCCATGATCTCTTAAACGTCTGAGAGTTTCTCTATACATCAGACGAACATATTCTGTCTTGGTACAATCTGCGACCAGTGACGGATTTTGATCTTTATACGCCTGATAAATCCAACCTATGCCATAATCTTTTAATCCAATAGCCTTAATGTGATCATCACCAAAAGAATTCTGTGGTGTTTTAGCATCAAAATTACCTAGATAGTCTTTTTCTATTTTTGCTGTATGAGGATTAGTACAACTACCCTCACTGTCTTTGTCAGTAACATTAATTTCAACACTTGCTGTAGCACCTGAACAATCAATATTAAAGTAATAGCCGCCAATATCACTAGGTAAAAACTCAATGTTTTCATTGCCACTAAGTGCTTGTTCGCCTGACCAAGAGCCAGATGCTGTACATGATGTTGCGTTTGAACTTGACCAGTTTAATGTAATTGTGTCCCCAGCTACCACCTCATATGAACTTGCTGATAAAGAGACTGTTGGAGTAGTCGTGTTATTGCCACCATTTCCCCCAGTTCCACTACCACCTGCAGTGATGAGTGCCGCACCAATATCAGTGCCACCACCGCCACCACCGCCACATGCTGTAAGCATTATAGTCATGCCAATCGTAATAATTTTGTTCATAGATCAATCTCTGTGTGTCAATAATATACTACTATTATACTACCTTTAGGGTACAATGTCAAGCCAAAAAAATGCCCAAATCTTTCGAAATGGGCATTTAGTGTTGAGTTTTTGAGGAACTTTACGGTGTAATTTGTGCTATTGATATAACGATGATGTAACAGCAACATGAACCAATTAATAGAAAACCTAAGTTTTCACATATTTCGCCCCCGTCACAACCAAACAAATTTTTTCCAATACTACGAATCATTTTCAAGTCTATACTCCAGTGTGTCTTTAGTGTGTTAGCAAAGAATGCTCATGTAGGACCCTCCTACAATGTCTATTTATACATAGTAGCCTATTATGCTACATTTAGTAACGCTTTGTCAACTAGTTTCTTCTCTTCATTTACCCAATACAAAACTCGATCATTATTTGCTTGAAGTCTAGGCAAAAGTTCTTGTTTTAATTGGTTCAATGTGTCATAAGTGTCATACTTTTTATGGAACAGATTTATTTGATTTAAAATAAAATCTTTTTTTATGTCATACTGTGTCATACTATCATATGAGTGGTCAAAGATATCATCGAATACATCAAATCCAAGTTTGCGAACTTCTGCTACTGTTCCAGGAGAGGCGTGCCAAATAGGAAGTTGATGCCAAGCAAATGGTTTAAATGTCTTTTCACTAAGATTAATCTGTTGCCAATCTTCTTCCATCGTTTCGCATATAATATTAACAGCATTGTTAAAGAAGTTATAATCAGTTCCAGTTTCTCCTTGCAATTCAGTAATTAATTTTGATCCGTCTTCAATAGAAATTGGATACGAGTGAGGACTCATTAAATCTGTAAAGTTTATATTGTGATGAACTTGGTTTACATAATGTTCGTTATCTTTTGTAGCCTTAGACGTAGCAGATGGATTAGTGTTTAATCGGACTGTGATAGGTTTCCTGCTGGGACCTTTTCCATGACTTCTTGTGCCACAAGAACATATTGTATGATCTTTATAATAATCTAACATATGCTTTACCATGTTAACTCTTTTTAATGTAGGTTTTCTTGCCAGGATTATAAAATGTCTATCCCAATTCACTTGCTTCCAGTTAATGTTTTCTTCTTGTAAGATATCATACCAATGACTTAAGATGATACAAGCAGTTGGATGAGTTTCAATAATATAAGGAACATCTGTGTCTTTAATTGAATTACAAAAAATAGTAACATCTTTGAAATTGAATGAAGACAATACATCTGGTATGTCTTCATGTGGCAAAAAATATTCTTCTCTGGCGTCAATACATAAATGCCAATCTTTTGTATCTATGCCCCAGCCAATCATCAACTCTTTAAAAATTCTACTTACATCTTCATTGGGTACCGGGGAGTCAAATGTTGCTGACACTTTTTTAGGATTTCTTAATTTGTTATAAGTTATATAGATAACTTTAAGTGTAGATGAAATAGCAACTCCAGGAGAACGAGGAGTTAAGTTCCCTATTAATGAAGTAAGTTTCATATGCTAGTGGCGTCTAAGTAATCTCTCAGTGTTCCATGTAATGTTATCATCATTGCTGTCTTGTGATCGTACACTCTAATAAAAGGATCACCATTTTTACCTTTAATCTTGTGTACACCAAGATAATAAGGACATGTAATTTTTTTGATTAGTTCTTGTACAAAGGATTCAGGAGCGACAATCCTTTTCCTATGCATTGTTTTATTTTCAAGGCCTAAAGGGAAATCATAGTATTCAAGTTTTGCTAAGTTAAATGCGTCAAGTCCTGCTGTATTTAATCGTAAGCCCTGTCCACCTCTACCTGTCAGCCACCATTCGAATATAACATTATCGATTGGTATTGAATGATAAGGACCTCTTGGCAAAGATTCCAAGACGGCTTGGGTAATTTGTTTTTTAGTTTTCGGAAATATCATCGGGATATACTTTACGTCCCGCATTTAAAAAGACTACTGTAAATTTGTCAGTTTTGAATTGAGCATTTAATTTACGACATAAATTTCTTGCATGACCAGGATTAGAGAAACTTGTCTTTTTATACTTGGGTGCGGCATCGCTAGTTAAGTAGTGAGAAGATTTTAAATTAATAGGTTGCTCGTCATAATAGACTGCCCATATCCCAGAAGCCTCAATAATTTGATCACACTTGTATGTTTCTTTATCTACATACTCTAGGATAACCGAAGGCTGACTTCTACTCATCAGAAAGATCCGCCTTTAACTTGAACTGTAATTGTTTCTTCATTCGTGTTTTTCTCTTTGCTAAACTCGTGCAAATCTGCCAACAAGTTTGTTATGTCATCTCTTAAGCCTCGGGCTTGTTCAATAGTTAGTACAACAGTCGAATTCTGCTTACTTTCCATCACTGACATCTTATTTATAAAATCTTTAATGTGTAACATTAGATGACATCATGCTACTGTATTTATCTGATTTTTTGCTTCGTCTTTTGTTTTAAATGGACCAGCATACGGATATCTCTGTATAAAGATATATTTTGGGCAAAAAATCACTTGATTAACACCATTATGTTCGACTACAAAGTACCCTGCGGCGTGAAAACATTTACTTTTTCTAGTCTTAGTGAAAACATGTAATCCACGTTTAACATCAAATACTGAATTATAAGTACGAGCCGTTGTCGGGTATTCTGGATATGGAGTTGTTTCTGGTAGTTCTATTTTTTCAGGTGAAATAAATTTAATCTTAGTTTTCTTCTGAATATCTTTAGTGGACTCAAATTGAAAGAAACTTCCTGCTAATTGCACTCCATAGCCTGCTGAGTTAGCACAAACATTTCCTACTTTCTTGTCATCGTGTGTTAAAATCCAAAATTCATCCGTAATTGGCTTAGCCGTCAATTCAATATCTATAATCATCTTTTCTCCGTTAATGTTGTTAGGCATTTGTTAACTTACCCTTGTATGATGTGTTCAGCCATTTAGCATAACTATCTGCTTGATCACTAATTCTATTAAGTTCGTATTTACCACAAAACCTCATAAAATGCACACCAACTTGTGGCACTTCTTTAGTAGTGTTCAATACATCTGTGATACACTTATCAGTAGCATCTCTTAATTCTATCGGCTGTGCAGTTAGATCGATCAGAGTACGATTACGTTCATAGTCTTCTCTTACTCTATGTTCGACTTCGTTATGATCAGTCCAACGTTGCAACATAATGTTGTTCCAATTAAAACCGCCTTTATCTTTGTCTGCAAATGCCTCTATTAGACCAGTCTTGTTTTTAGTGCCTTTCTTGCGTACGCCAGGGTAAGCGGAGAATACATTATCACTCGTATCACCACGCATACACTTCTCAAACAAAAGATATTGAGGGTCTTCTAATATCTTATGCTCCTTAGTTTTCTTATCAATGACTTGTCTACCTCTATCGTCAAAGTAACCATCAATCGTAATCAACTGTTTGTTGACACCATTGTACATATGAACTGACTCTGATAACAATTGTAGATAATCAGTGTCAGTTGAGATAATGATATGCTCATCATCTGGGTGCATGGCGGCAAATCGTGCTATGCAATCATCTGCCTCAGCATTCGGGTCACGTAGAACTGTGACATTAGTTTTTTCTTGTAGAAATTTAATCAATGACTCATAAGTCTCCCAGAACATTTGACTCTCTTCAACTTCTGCCTCTGTCATATCTTGTTGTAAGACTTTACGATTTGCTTTATACGGTGTGTAGAAGTCTTTACGCCATGAATGACCTTCTAAACAGAAGACTACATGATCAACACCATAATTACGAACTGCTTGATTAACAGAACCTAATGTTAGATGTAAAGCCATACCTATCTTTTCCCATGTATCAGCGTTGCGTGACGCA